CTTCCCACGGGACCCGGCCGCCGACGTGGTAGTGGCCGGCATAGATCACGTCGGGGTCGTGGTCCCACGCCGTCGCGAGCCACTCCTTCTTCCGGGCGGAGGTTTCCGCCTGCGGCCGGCGGTGCTGCCCGTGCCGGAGGTGCCCTTTGACGCGCCCGCCGCGCATCTGAAAGTTGCGGTAGGGCTGTACCTGCCCGATCCGCCAGTTTACGTTGTCGAGCATCCCGGCGTGCTCCCGAAGCTGCGCGACGACAATCCGGAGGAGCTTATAGAGGATCAGGTCCGCGTTCGCCTGCCGGCTCGTCCCGGAGGCGCGGTTCTCCCCGTGGTTGCCGGACTTCGCGACGACCTGCACCGTGTCGAAGAGGGGCGACCGGGCGAAGGTCTTGACCTGCCGCACAAGCGGCGTGGCGAGCGTCTCAACTTGCGCGTCGAGCCACGCATCGAGGTCCTCGAACTGGCCGGAATAGATCGCTTCGCCGGTCACGAAGTCGCCGCCCCAAAGCAGGTGCGCGGTATCGTAGTCGCTTCCGTGCTTCCGGGCGAGGCGGAGGGACTGGTCGGTGATGTAGTCGATCACGTCCGGAATCATCGCCGTCTCGTAGACCACGCGCCCGTCGTCCGTCCGTACCTTGTCGCCGGCGTGTAGGTCGGTCTGGTGCGTGACCCAATCCTCCCCGCCGTCCGACCACGCGAGGTCGGCGTCCGGCGTCTCTAGGCCCCGGAAACGACGGACAAGTTCGTTGTGCCGGGACTCCCACCACCGGTTGGCCTTTCGGGTCCGTGTGCCTTTGTGCTCGCTCGACCGGAGGACGTGATCGCCCTCGATAGCGACCATATCAGCGGAGGAGTCGACGTAGACCTTCCACCCCTGCCGCTTCAAGTCCTCTAGGTGCTGCCCTACGACGGAGCGGCGGGTCCCGAGGTCGTCGACAAGCCCCTCGATGGTCGTGCCCTTCTGGAGCTTCGTGGCAATGTACCGCTCCCGGTCGGTCAACTCCTTCGGGTCCGGCTCCTCCCCGCGCTCGACGCCGGCAAGAAGGTCCTCGACGGCCGCGAGCGGGTCCTCTTCGCCTGTCTCCGCATCGGAGGGGCCGCCGTAGGGCTCCCCCTCGCCTTCGGCCTCGCGCCCGAGGAACGCCCGGAGCGCCGCCGCTCGGGCCTCGTCTTCGCTCTGTTCTAGGTAGTCGCCCTCCTCCCGGAGGTCCCGGCGGCGCCATTCCCGGTGCGTATTGCGGGCCATGCCGAGCACCTCCTCCGCGACGTAGGTGTGCGTGTCGCTTCCGGAGGCGCGGCAGGCGTCGGCCGCCTCGTGGATCAGTTTGTGTACCTCGTAAGTCATGTGCGGCTGCGGTTGTGTAGGCTACAACGAAAGCGCCGGCTCGCCGCCGCCGGCGCCGTCCCCGGCAAGGACCGACGCGATCCGGTCCTCGAACTCCTCCTCGGAGAGGCCCCGGAGGGCCTGCACGGCCTGCTGCGTCTCCTCGTCGAGGGAGGGCGCCGCGAGGGAGTCGAGGGTAATGACCTGCCCGGAGATTGTCTGCGCCCCGGAGACGCCGCCCTCCGGTTCGAGCCCGTGCTCCGGCCGCACCTCGTCTCGGCTCGCGATGCCGGCCTGCACGAGGGTCGCGTCCCGGTCGGCCTTCGCTGCCGTCTGCACGTCGAGGGCGTCGATCTGGCGCCGGTCGTAGTAGAGGTAGGCGTCCTCGAAGCGGTCGTCTGCGGCGGCGTACATCGGCATGACGCCCTGGTTTAGCTCCGCGAGGAAGCGGTCGAGCATCGGCAAAATACGCTGCGTGTGGGCGATGTACTGCGCCCATTCGAGGTTGCTAAACGTCGCGCCTTCCATGCTTCCGAGCACGATGGGCGGAATCCCGAGGCCGATGGCGACCTTCTCCTGCATCCGTTGGTCCATATCCGAGATCGAGGCGTCTTCGGGGCTGATCGCCGCCTCGATAATCTCGAACAGGCCGGACGTAACGTAGGGCTTCGAGTCCTCGGAGACTTCCCGCCATTGCTCATCGATAGACTCCTGCGCCCGCTCCTGCTGCTCCGGCGAAATCTGCTGGCCGGCATCGAGGCCCTTCGGCATCATGTAGACGGGCGGGCGGCCGCCGGACTTGGCAATCGAGTAGTTCCATTGACTCGACGCCTGCTGCGTCTGGATCTCGCGGATCGCGGCGTAGAGGACCGGGAGCCCGCGCTCCCCGGCGTGCGTGCCGTAGGAGTCGAGCGGGTTGTAGTTGAAGGCGTGAACGACCTCCTCGGCCGTAAACTCGCGGTTCTCCCCGCTCGGGAGGTCGAGGTCGTACCCCTCGACCATGCCCGTCCGGTCGTCCGTCTCGAAGCCGTTGAAGTCCCGTTCCCGGAAGAGGTGGAGCCGCGCCGGCACGCCGGCGCCCGGTCCCTGCTCCCGGACGTAGGGCCAGAGCCACCACTCGCCGGCAAGCATCCATTGCCACACCATCCCCTCTAGGAACCACCGAAAGTTGTACTGCGGGTGCGGGTCGCGTTGAAGCTCCGCCCACGGGTGATCGCCGGTAATGTCGATCCGCTCCCCGTCCTCATCGATGCCGACGCGGAGGTTCTCCGCAATCGAGGCCATGTTCGTCGAGATGTAGTCGATAGCCCGCCGCGCAATCGGGTTGCGGACCGCGAGCTTTGCCATCGACCGATAGCCCTCGTGGGCGAAGTTCGCCCGGAAGGTATCGAAGTAGCCGCCGCTCGACGTCGAGGAGTAGCTGACGCTCTTGTACGTTGCCTTCGCGGCTCGCCATCCCTGGCGGAGCGAGTGCCCGAGTGCCTTTAGCATAGCAGGTACGCCTGTTGGTTCGGTTAGAGTCGAATCTCGCCTTCGCCCATGCTGTCCCACTCAATGCCCTTCGTCGCGGCGTTGCGCGGGGCGAACGTCAGGGCGAGGCTGTCGAGCTTGTCCGGGCTCCGCCCGAGGGCCGTTCGGATCGCGTCCTTGCCCATGACCCGGATGCCCTTCTTGTCGTCCCGCTCGTAGGTCAGGGCCGTAAGCTCCTCCGCGAGGGCCTCGTCCGGCGGGAGCATCGCGTCTCCGCCGAGGAGCCACTCCCGGACGCACCAGTAGAGGTAGTCGCGCATCCGGTAGCAATTCGCGTCGACACGGCCGGTGCCGGACTCCGGGGCGCTCGCGCCGAACATCACGCTCGTCGCATCGCAGTTCAGTTGCCGGGGCACGCCGTCCCCGACGCCCGTGCCGTCGACAAAGGCGTGGCCGGGGCCCAAGCGGGGCAGGAGGTCGTTGACCTTCGCGGCGCCGGCCGCCGAGTCAACGCCGCCCCACGTCTGCTCCGGGCCGAACCGGCGCACGAAGTCCCCGACCCGGTGCGTGACGGCGTTCGTGTCCTGCCCCTCCGAGGCTACGTCGTAGCCGAGAACGCCGCCGGTCGGTGCCTCCCCGTGCGCCTCCGCGTATCGGCGCCACCGTTGCTGCGCCCGCGTGACGACCTCCTCGCTAATAAGCTGGTCGGACCCGGCCGGCGGGTACACCCCGAGGACCATGTGGCAGAGGCGGTTGTCCGTGACGACCCGCGTTCCGGCCGGCAGGGGCGCCGTCTCCGTCCCGTCGTCCCGCTCGGCTACGCAGCCGACGAGGTACTCGGGCACGTCGAATGTCGTCTTTCCGGTCGTGTCCTCCCCCTCGGCAATCAGCCGACTCCACTCCGCAATACGGCGCACGACCGTCTCGCGAGTGACGGCGCCGGGGACGACCGGCTCCCCTTCGACGACGTTCTCGTGGCCCAAGGCAGAGAGGCGAACGATATTGCCCGCGCCGTTCCGCACGCGCTGGTAGATCGGCCCGCGCTTCTCTCGCGGGTTTAGCAGGCAAAGCAGGCGGGCCTCCGCGCCGCCGGACATACAGGACTCGATGCCGTTGTAGACGGGGCGCGGGATCGCGTCCGCCTCGTCGAGAATAAAGAGCATCGCGTCGGCGTGCTTCCCGGAGAACCGGGCCTCCTGTTCCTTCTCGGTCCCCGTCTTCGGGATCGTAACGCCGGTGACGTACTCCTTCGGGGCGCCCTCGACGTGCATCCGTTTCTGGTCGGCGCCGGCGAAGAGATCGGGGGCCTCGTCCTCGACGGCCGTGTTGATCTCCGCCCACAGCCCGTCCTCTAAGTTCTTCCGGGGCGGGGCGGCGGCCGTGTAGACCTCGACGTGCTCCGCATCACGCCGAGCGGCGTACACCTTCCAGAACGCTAACGCGAGGCGGGCGGCGCCGTGCGTCTTGCCCGTCGAGTTCGCGGACAGCACAATCGTTACGCGGTGCTCCGCGACGGACTCAAACATCTTCCGGATGCCGGCCGAGAGGCGCACGCCGAACGCCTCTTCGACCCACCCGATGAAGTCGCGGTCGCGGGCAAGCGTGCCGAGGGTCGCCCGCCGACGCTTCCGGCGCTCCTGCTCTGCCTCAAGTTGCAGCTTGTTCATAGCACCTCATCCGGCGGCGCCCCCTCCGCAAGCCGCTCGATCTGTTCGTCCGTTAGCGAAGTCAGATCCACGTCCCGCGACAAGTTGAGCGAGCCGCTATGCTGGCGGCGTTCAAGGTTCGTAAATTTACCGCCTGACTCTTTAGCAGCCTGCTTCAACATCCGGGCCGCTTTTTCTATCTCTTCTTGCTCTTTTGCCCTCTCATAGAGGTCTGTAAGTTCCCGCAGGCGGACCGCTCGGTGACTGAGAGGAATGGTGTCTAAGTCCGACAGGAACGACTCTCGCGTCTCTTCAAACAGCCGCTTCCATTTTTCGGCTGTTTCCTCACTCCGCGTCGGGTCGTAGTGGCAGACCTGCCGAACGGTCACATCCTTGTCAAACGCCTCTGAGACGTATTCCACGACTTCCGAGGGCGATTCAAAGCAAGCGAGTCGTTGGACGATTTCGCGTCGTTCTGTGTCTCTGAGACGAGCCATCAGGTTGAAGAATATTACAGATCATGCCCCCATCGTCCAGCAAAAGCCGCCTACACCAGGTACAACGCCGTCCCCGCAGCCGCCGCGCCTGCGACGTGCCACAGCGAGTGCAGCCACGAGTCCGTCTTTGCCCGCAGTTGCAGGGCGCCCGCACCCGCGAAAAGCACCGCAGGCAGGACCGCCCACCATCCCGCCTTCACCGCGACGACGGAAAGCGCGAAGGCTGCCCACACGGGGACGTGGATCTGGCTGTCTGTCTCCACGGTCCAGTAGAAGGCGTAGGCCATCGGCGCAAGCACGCCCCCGAGCCATGGGTACAGCAGGAACCCTGTCACGGACGACAGGTAGCCCATCATCGCCGTCGTGTCCAGATGTTGCGTGTAGTCGCTGTAGACGGCGTGGTATGCACCGGACGCAAGGGCAAGCGCCGTGCCCGTAAGGGCTACTGTGACGGCGGTTATGAGGCTCTGTGCGCCCATCGCGGCTACGGGGTAAGCCCAGTTGCTCCACACTACGTCGTCGCCCACATCCCGCGTGTATGCCTTCCAAGTGCGCTCTAATACCTCCATTGGCTTTAGGGTTGGTTACACAGTCGCCCAAACCCGCTCTGGGCTCGAAATCTGCGTCTCGTCGATCCGGTGCAGCCCCTTGCCGATGGTCTCGCTGTCGGGCACGTCCTTCGGCTGCGTAGCGGGATCTTCGGCGCTGAACTGCTCGATGAACTGCTGTAACTCAGGCTGTCGCGTCCGCACGTTGATGAGGGCGTAGTCGCCTTTCACGCCGGGATCGGTCTGGTTCCCGTCCTCGTCCAGCGTCGGATCGGTAATGTACCAGCGCCCTGGCTCTACTACGTCCACAACGCGGCCTAGCGTGTCGCCGTCTTCGGTCTGCGAAAGCACGTCGAGATCGTAGGGGTCGAGGCCCGCGTCCTGCAAGGCAGGCTTCGCGGAGTCTATTGCGGCTTGTACCGATGGGGCGCGGAGGGCGTATTCTTGGTATGGCATACTACTCGGTGATTTTGTTGAGAGAGTCTTCGGACAAGCTCGTGCCAACGTACGCGCTCCACATCTCGCCCGTGGCGGGATTTTTGCCAATGTCTTGGCGACCGAGCCACGTAATCCGTGAGGGATCGCTGCCCTCTAAGGCAACCTGTCGGCGCAGATTCGTCATGTCGCGGACGCTAAGTTTGCGGCGGTCGATCATTATGCTGTGATGCGGTTGAGCGTCGATTCGGGGAGGGCGCGGCGGGCATATAGCAGGCGATGGTAAAGCCCCGGCAGGCGGCCACTTGGTGCAAGTTCTAGTTTACCAGACGAAAGTATGCTACCCTGAGAAGCCTGCTTAGACGAGACGCCGTTTGCTGACAGTATAAACTCAGTACCGTCAAATGAGAGCGCAACTTTGCTCTTTTGAAATGGCGTATCAGCTACACTTACAGCAGTTGTGTTTGCTCCATCAAAGGCTCTATACTCAAAGCCTCTATTTTGCACAAATCCCGATGTAGTACCATCAAAGCCGAATAAAATAGGGTTTTTTTCGTTAAATGTAGGCCTAGTGTTGACTGTAATGATCGTCCCCTCATTCGAATTCCACCACGGCGGCTGCCCGCCCTCGAAAATCGCGTAGTCGTCCCCGCTCCGCGTCGTCGGGCTGCCTCTGGTGACGATGGGCGAGGAGGCGTTGGGGGCTTCCTCAAGCTGAACGTGATGGAATATTGTGCTGTTATCACTACCTGTTCTGTCAGGAAAGACACGTACTTCACGGGTGTTACCCGATGTTTGGCCGCTGTAAGATAAAACAAGTTGATATACCCTCCCACCGTTGGGACCACTTTCAGATAAAACTCTTAGGTTTTTCCGGTCCACAGACCCACGGGCTACGAATAACGAGTCGTCGCTAAAATCGTGCTGGACAAAGCATAAGTCCGATGAAGCACTTGCATCAAGCACCGAAAGTGCCCACTGGCCCGCCGTTTCTTCCTCTAGGATTACGTAAACGGTTTCTGTGCCGCTGCTAAACGTACCTGCTCCCTGATTTGAGCGATCAGATTTTGTCGGTGCACTTACAGATTGAGCACTTTCCCCTTCTATTAAATTACTTGCGGCTGAATTGCTCGTACCAAATGTTGCCCAACCCGCTGAAAGGTCAGAGGAATCTGTGACGTGATTCGTCCGCCCCGCCGCCTCCACGAGCAGCCCCGGCTCCTCGCCATCGAAGCTCTTGCGCGGCACGTCGCTCCCGCGTGACACGTACTTGCCATCTGGCCCAAGCACCCGCCCCGCGCTGCCGCGTGTCCAGCCGTCTTGCGTATTCGACGGTATAGATCCGGTATCCGCGACGTTGAGGTTGTAGGCAGGCACGATCCCCGCGCCTTGCCCGTCTGTCGCGCCTTGGAGCCTGTACCGCTCCCGCTCGGCCACGAGGGATCGGTCGCTGTCAGCATCGCGGGGGTCCCACGGCTCGGGCACGAGGTCCTCGTCTACCTCGCTTGCTCTGGTGATGATTTCAGGGCTGCGTGTTGGCATATCTGGTTAGGGTTGTGTGAGGTACTGGTCGCGGAGCGTGTCTTTTTGCGCCTGCGTGTGGGGTTGGGTGTGGATGGCGATTTGTCGGACAGTAAACGATGCACCTAAGCCATTAGCGTTATTTGGCTGTCTTACCTCAAAACGATCAATAGTTTGGTCGAGTACAGAGTCAGCATCAAGTGAATCATCATCTGAATTTCGAGTGATAGTTCTAAATCCATCACCGGGGTCACTACCGCTTTCCCCACTATCATTTAAACCCTCCCCGTAATGTAGTACGCCATGTTTATCGTCATCTAAGTCTGAGGTAAGGCCAAAAGTCATTAAACTATTAAAGGCAAAACCTCCACTCCCTGTAAAGTCGTTTCCCGCCTGCTGCTCAATCGAGTACGCCACCCCGGTCGTGCGGTCGGGAAAGCTAAAGCCGTAATTTACCGCGTCCGCGCCCCGCGTGGCGGAGCCTGTAAGAATCGGGGTCGTGACCTCGCGGCTTTCTTCCGCGCCGTAGTACAAAAGGTCAATGCCACTCGTCCCGTCGCCGTCGTAAGAAAAATTTCCGTCTCCTTTCGCCAAAACCACCCTATAACGATCACTATTGTGACTGAATCCCGCGTTTGGCTTCACGACGAACTTACAGCGCACGTAACCTCCACCAACTTCTTCAATCGACTGTGAGATCACAGACGCATTTGTTGTAGACGTGCTACCCGTAGACACCGCGTCAAGATCGAAAAATGCTTCTGCGTTCCCTGAATTGCCTGCGCCGTCACTATAGCTTTGAATGAACCTGACAAACGTTCTTCCGTCTGGTTTAGCGATTAGGTCATACGCAACGGGCGTACCATCGCTCGTTGAGATTTTGTCTTCTACACTGTGAGCACTGTTCGTGTCATTATTTTCAACGACGTTTGTTATTGGAAGACCCTTCGCCGTGCCACCCGAGCTTAGACTGACATTGATTTGTGTTGCCCAAGATGTCGGATCTGTAGGATCGTTACTGTTGATTTGTGTCCGCTGAGGCTCATAAAGCAACCCCTCGACATCTCCCGTCTTCGGGTCCCGCTGAAGCCGAAGCGTGTCGCTCGGCTCCTCGACCAGATTCCCGTTCTGGTCCCACCTCGTCGCGGCAGAGTTGCGCGTGTGGGCGCGGTCCAGCGTGGTCGGGACGATGGGCAGCAGGTTCTCGTAGTCGATCAAAAAGTCGGGCAAACGGCCCTTCCCGTCTGCGTCGGTGATGCCAAGCTGCCGAAACTCGTCTCGCAAGTCGCGGATCGCCGCAAATACGCGGGGATCGTCGTTGCTCGACCACGGCTCCGGTACGGCAAGGTTGTCGGCCAGGGCCGCCCGTCTTGCTAAGTCGCCTCGTGCAAAGCTCATACTACTCGTGCGTGTCTAGGTGAAAGTTGACGGAGGTATCGGTGCCGCTCAGGTCAATGCGGACGTGCGTGCCGTGGCGGGCAACGGTGGCGCTTTGCGCCGACGTTGCAGCCGAAATCGGGCTGTCGCTCACAAAGAGATTGCCGTCTGCGTCGGTATGGTCGACCGTCACGGACACGTCGCCCCCTCCGGTCGGATTGGCCGCCACCGCTATGTCGGCGGCTCTCTGCACAGGCACAGGGCCAATCGTCACGCCGCTTGACACGTCTAGGCCGACCCGCGTTTCGGCAGGATGGTCGATGGCAAGGGCAAGTGCCCCGTCCACTACCGCGTCCACTACGTCCTGCAAGCTGGCCCCCTCTAGCTCCGCAATCTGCGCGAGTGCGGACTGCTCAACCGCATCCACGACCGTCTGCAAACTGGCCCCGCCCCGAATCTCTGGATTGGAAGCCGGGTCAATCTGCGTGCCTGTACTATCCTCGACGCCAACGGGCGTTTGCTGCTCCGTGCGGAGCGTGTCGGAGGCGACCGAGGCAAGGGCATCGTCCAACCCGTCCAGAAGTGAACGAACCTGTTCGAGCTTTCCCTCCGTGGCGGGGTCGATGGCCGTGCCATTGGTATTCTCGACCTTGACGGGGGACTGTTGCTCGGTCGGCACCGTAGCCCCGCTCACGTCAAGCGCAGTGGCCTCCTGCACCTCGACCGTAGCTGCCGACACGTCCAGAGCGGACGCCTCTTGCACGGCAACTGTGGCCCCACTCACGTCCAGGGCTGGCCCGGTCTGCGAGGCAAGGTCTACGTCCACCTCTGCGGCAGACACATCGAGGGGTGTATCTTCCTGTACGCTTACAGTGTCCTCATCACTCGCAAGTGTAACGGGAAGCGACCCCGACTTTGTGGCCTGTCCGGTGACAAGCGAAATATCCTCAATCCCTACGTCGCCAATGTCCGTGCCATCATTAGCCGCGAGGGTAAGCGCCCCGTCGTCCGTCACCGTGACGGTCGCGCCTGATACGTCGAGCGCAGGACCGGATTGGGCATTTAGGTCAACAGAGACATTCGTGAGCGTCTGCGAGTTGAGGTTTACGTCTACCTCTGAGGCCGAAACGTCAAGCGGCGACGGAGACATGACGCGGATCTCGTCCGTGCCCGACGAGGCGAGCGCGTCGTCTAGGGCTTGCGCTGCCGCTTTGATCGCATCAAGCGTGCTCTCTGTGGCAATGCCTGCCGATTGGCTTGAGATGTCTACGGCAGGCAGAGAATCGACGCTAACCGTCTCCGTCCCCAACGTCACCTCCAGATCCCCCGTTTGCCCATCCACCGACACCCCAACAGGCTGCCCGTCCACGACGACCGATCCGACCCGATTTGACCCTTGCGGCAGAGAGGGAAGCGAGTCTACCGATACCGTCTCTCCGTCGAGGGTGACCGCCACATCCCCCGCCTGGTCCTCAACCGAAACATCGAGGTTTCCCGGCAGGTCGTCCGCAGTCAGGGCGACACGGACCTCATCAATATTGTCTTGGTCTTTCAGGACACGCTCCAGGCGATCCACAACGGCTTGAACCGTGGAATCTTCCACCGGGTCGTCCGTGACGGTGACGTTATCAGACGACCCATCCCCCTCGATAACTGTAACCTGTTCAGTCGCCATGATTAACTGCTAGATTGGTTGTTCAGGAGGGCGATGAATGACGAGCTTCTGGCGGACTGCAAGTTTGCGATTAGTCGGCCCCGAATGTCCTGCACCTGCTGGCTCGACAAAACCTGAGCGCGGGACACCTGCCCCGACGCGGCAATCTTAGCTCGGCTTTGCTGCAACTGGTCTGTGAGGATTAGGCTCATATCGAGTCGGCATCCGTGACCTCAACGCTGATTCGATTGTCGTCTTCATCCACGAGATCAATCTGCCGCTCCTGCGTGCCATCGGAGCGGATGAACTCAATCTCGTAGACCCCTGGCTCAATACCTACCTGCGAAAAGTCCGTCGAGAACGCCATCACGCCCCCCTCTGCAACACCGATCACCGACGCGCCCGTGATCGAGGAGCCACCCGACACGGGCACATACTCGACTCGTACAGCATCCCCTTGCAGGGCATCCGACTTGCTTTCAGCCTCAATCTCGTGAATCCCGTTTTCGCCTACGGTTGCCATCAGTCTGTAACGCTATTCAGTAGAGGCACAAGAACGAGCACCAGCCCCGCTGAGATCAGGTAGGCCGCATCGCGGGGCACCCCTGCCCACACGCCAGCACCGGCAGCGACACAGGCCGCGCCGACGATCCAGCTAGATGCGTGGTGGCTCTGAGCGTACTTTTTGGCTTTTTGTAGAGTCTCTACCATTGCACTTTGTAAGGCGTCCAGGTCAGCCCAACCATCCAGCCGTGGTAGCCTTGCGCTACCTCATACCCGGCGCTCACCGCGAGGCTCTTTCTACTCACCGTCAGGGCGGCACTCGCCGCAGGGCCATCCGGCGTGGCCTCGGCGGTCACGGACGGCGCAATGCTCCAGGTTGGCCTCGGGATGTCGTAGGTCCACTGCCGCCCGCGCCCATCAGGAAGGTAGCCCGACAGCGTGACCTGTTCGGTCCCCACGGAGAGGCTTGGGCGCCCGGTCGTCATCGGTGTAATGGCGTAGGTCGGAGAAGCGGTGTTCTGTAACCGTGTCAACGACCTCTTTTGCCGCCTGTATTGGCTTTCGGAACGGCGAGTCGAATCCGGTAAAGTACCGTTGGGCCACCTCTCGGACTCGCTTTGCGTATGGGCTGAGTTCGCTAGCCATGTCGGCACCTCAATGCATTGTGTGCGCGTCTCGCTCGTGTCGTACTCCGTAACCTGCGTGGGCGTCGTGGCGTCCATGATCTCCGAAGGCGTAAGCGGCGCCTCTACCCGCACGGTGTCTGTCTCCGTAACGGTGCTTGCATCCGGCGCCGTCCAGCGCCCGAACCACGTCCCAACGACCACCAGCGCGATCCCGAGCACGGATAGCCCAAGCGCGGCGGCGCTGTCAGTAAGCGAGGGAAGCGGGATCATCTACTCGACGGAATCAAGTAGGCGGTCGATCTTTGACGATAGCTCGTCGTGCTCCCCGGACCCCTGCCGGCGCAGAAGTTTTACCTCTTGCCGGAGGCTCCGAAGCTCCTCCCGGAGCGTCTCGTTTTCCTCTTCGAGGTCGTCGACCCGCGCCTCCCACCGGGCGACCTCCCGCTTCCCAAACCACGCGGCAGTCGGGAGGCCGATAATAACCGCCGCCCCGACGACGATATACAGCAGGAGCCGTGCGGCCCATCCGGGCATATCAGGCATGGCTGTCGTGTGTCGCTTGTGACAGCCAGTTCGTGATGCCCTTCCGGTAGGCCCTAAGCAAATCCGGGAGGCCCGTAAGCAGGCGCCATGCGTCCGCCTCGTTGCTGCCGAAGGCCGGCTCGGCAATTACCGCCGGCATCCGAGTTCCTTCGAGAAACGCGAGGTCACGGCGGCTCCGGATGCCCCGGTCGTCGAGGCCGAGCGCCTCTAGGGTATGCCGTTGCATCGAGGCCGCGAGCCGGCGCCCTTTCTCGCTGCCGGGGAAATAGAGCATCTCCGTTCCGGAGCCCTGACCCGCGACGGCGTTGTGGTGCAGGCTGACCGCACAGGAGGCCCCGGAGTCGTTGACGGGCCCAAGTAGGGCCGGCGTGATCTTTTCGTCCGGCCGCTCAAAGACAACGGCCTCGACCTCCGGCTGAAGCGTCCGGGCAAGCTCACGGGCAAAGCCGGACCAGATCGCGTACTCGGTCGTCGAGAACGACCCAATCGAGAGGGACGCCCCCGGCGCGTCCGGATGGTGCCCGATCACAAGCGCAACGTCAGCCATAGGGGAGAGGGAGGCGATTCGAGGTATATACTGGTACTGTACCCGGTACAACGTGTTCACGCCCCCTCGACGTGGCGGGGCGGCTCCGCAATCGTCAGGTCGAGGCGCTGCTCGATCTCGTCGCCGCCGAGGTAGCTCCGAAGGACGTGCCGCGCCTCGGAGAACGTCCAGCTAACGGCAATTGCCCACCCGGCCTCGCGCAAGTGATCGAGCCACCACGCCTGCGTCGGCCGGAGCCGGCCGGAGGGGCTCTTTAGTTCGAGGGCAAGGCCGCACCCGGCGGCGCGAGGGATCGGCAAAAGCAGATCCGGGACGCCCTGGCGCGTGCCCATCCTCCGGAGCTTTTCCGCCTCCGCAACGTGCCGGCTCCCGCCGTTCGGGACGTGAAACAGAAAGTCTAGAGCCGGAAGGGTCTGCGCCTGTCGGTCAGCCCACTCGACGACGGCCTTGTGAATGTCCTCCTCGGACTGGTTTTGCTGCCGGTACTCCTCGGCGCTGATCGTCTCGTTTGCGGTGTTACTCATTATCGGGGTCGGGGTCGGTATCAGGAAAGAGCGAATCCGGGCGGTTTGTCCACCCGCAGTCAGGGCACCGACGAAAGCTCCCGTCCGCCGTCGTCGGTGCCCCGCACTTCGGGCAGGGGTCGTCGAACGATACGATCATACGCTCGGAACTTTAAGGCGGTGTAGGGTCGCGCCGGTTTTTTCATCTTCAATCGTCTTGCCGTCGAGGTAGAACCGGATAGACCCTTCTGGCCCTTCTCCGTCAATGAGCGACAAGAGCTGCCTGCACATAAGCGACGACGTGACCTTCAGGTTAGATTCTTGAATCGTCGGCTCTTGCTGTGGGGTCTGCTCCTCGACGGCACCGACAAATGGGGCCCACGTTCGGTCGAACGCGAGGTGCAGGTAATGATCACCGCTCGCACCGAGGTCTTGAAACGCGGCTTCCGAGATCCCTACGTCTGATCGGTTCGAGTAGACGGTTACATAAGACTCTCCCCTCCCCGTTCGCTTTGATTCGAGATTTGGGCGTCTTAGGTCAGGCATAATCGTAAAGGGCTGTGTGAGAAAGAGGCCGGCAGGAGGCCGGCGCGGGTTAGTTGACCTTCGGGATGTAGTATTCGGCCACGGAGGCGGCGCCATCGCGGGCCTCGACCGTGACCATCTTCTTCTCGATTGGGGGCGCGTCCTCCGCCTCGCGGAGTTCGTGAATCCGGGCCGCAAGGCGGGTTGTCCCGATTTCTTCGTACGCCTCCTGCTGCGTTAGAGCCCCCTCCCGGTAGAGTAGAAGGAGCACCTTCCGGCGACGGTTGAGTGCGCCCCATCCTTGCTCGCGGAGAGCCTGCCGGGAGAGGTCGCCCTCGCCGTCGTATCGGCCGTCCGGAAGCGTCGGGGTCGGGTCGTCTTCGTACACTACCTTCTGGCCCTGCCCTGCGTCCGTCCGGGTCCGTGCCTGATCGGAGAAGAGGTCAGCCATGGTTCTAAGCGTTGTCGATTCGAGAGAAGGTGATTACCCAAACCCAGTCGTTACGCTCCCAGGCGCCGCTCCTGTGAACATCGTCCCATAAGTGGCTAAATTTTTCGCGGGCCGTATAGTCGCGGACAGGAGCGTCAGGATCTATGCCCTCCGCTTTAGCATCGTCATTCCCAATCCGTTGCACGCGCTGTACCCACACGTCCTCGACGCGGAGGCGGAGGCGGCACAATTCTTTCGGCATGTGGATGGGCGGGCGTTTGCGGCCCCATTCGACGGCACACGCATCGCGTTTCCCTGCGACCTCGCAGGCTCGTTTCCCGTCTGCCTCATACTGGAAGCGTCCCGGCACTCCCTGCGTGTACCCTGAGCTGCTGATATACTCCTTGGGCGTGTATTTGCCGTCACACCCCACAGGCATCCGAAACGCCTCCCGCACCCACAGCACGCCCCCTTCGGGGTAAGGCTCCCAACGGTTATCGTATTTCATTCCATCCAAAACAGGCCGATCATGGTAATACGGGTAGATTTCTAGCTCTCTATCAGGATCGGGCTGCGGGTTCACGATTCGCCGCGTCTGCGTCTTCTCGCCCGCAAGGATGCGGTTAATGGACCACTCGTTGAAGATGATAGGGTGCTCGTCTACGTCGTCTATCGTGTCAGTCATTTCGGGTCTGCGAGTAGGTTCGGGTGTAGGCGGTAGGTTGTGCTGCCGGCGCGGTGTCCGTCCTTGACGACGAGCGGAGAGGCGCGGTTGAGCTTCTCGCGCACGCCGGCAATCCGCCCGAGCGTCACGTCTTCGGTGTCCGTCTCTTCGATCATCGCGGCCGCCTCCCAATCGGAGAGGGCCGTCGCCTCGACCGTCTCCGGGAGGGCTCCGACCGTGACGCCGTGCTTCGCGGCCTTACCGAGCAGGCCGACGTACCGGCGGGCAAGGCTGCCGGCCGGGAGGGTCCGCCAGAGGTCGGCGGCGGTCTGTACGTCTGTTGCGTCAGGCATACCTACGCTGCGAGCCGTTGAGTTCGAATCTGCGGACCTGCGAAGGCGTCGGCGCGTGGAGGTCGGCCTTCCCGAGCGGCTCCCCGTCCGGGCCGTACTCCTGCGGGGAGCGCATATGCAGAGCGCAGTAGTGCCGCGTCACCTCTCGGATCGCTCCGTGCCGGGTATGCTGCTCGTCCCGGACGAAGCCGGTCGGGTCGCGATGGCATCCGTGCTCCTGGCACTCGTCGGGCCAGAAGCGGGGCTCGTGTTCTCGAAGTTGCTCGCGGTCGTAATTAGGCATAAGGCTTTATTGATGCGTAACTGTGAGCGGCTTATCAGCGACGGCCTCCGTGAGTATAAACTGCGCGTCGGACTGGCGGGCCCACGCCAGGAACGCCTCTCGCTGCTCCCCGACCAGTTTCTCGATGCCGTCAATCGGAATGAGGCCGAGCTTCCCGCGCCTCATCTCAGCAATCTTTGCCGCGAAGCGGACCTGGCGCTCTTCATTCCAGGTCTCGAAGGGAATGCCCTCCGGCCCGATGATCTCGCCGTCATCACCGACCCGGACGCCCCCTGGCAGGTCCTCAGCGAAGCCAGTGCGGAGGGCTCGGAGGTTCTCTATCGCCTCGCTCAGTCGGCCGTAACGGTCTTCCAGCTCTTCAAGCTCGGCCTTGCGCTCCTCGATGATCCCCTTCGTCTGCTCGGCCTTTTCGGCCTGCTCGATGCGCTCGGTAAGGCGCTCGCGGGTGTCCCGGACGCTTTCGATAATCGGGTCGTGGTGCTCTCGGGCCTCCTCGCGCTTCATCTTTGCCTCCTCTCGGATTTTCTCGATCTCTTGCTGCTCCCATTCGTCCACCTCATTGAGCGATTCCTGCTTGTCCTGGCGGCGGGCCTGGAGGTCCTTCTGCACCTTCTGGCGCTTCTCCTTCAGCGCCTCCGGGTCGTCGTGCTGCTCGACGCTCTGCTGAAGGTCACTCACGGTACCCTCCTTGTCCCGCTTCGCGCCGTGGAGCTCCTGGCGCTTCTGGTAGAGCGTGCCGATGGCGCCGGTCGACTTGTCACCTAGGACTTCGAGGGCGTGATCATCCAGGTCGATGTCCGGCAGTTCTCCCCAGTCGTCCGTGTCGAGCATCCCGGTCGCCTCGTTGACCTTGTCCTGCCCAATCGTCATCGGCATCGCCTCCAGGAGGATCTGCCCGCGATCTTGGGGGCGGGCTTGAAGGATTTGGATGGGGTTCACGCTAATCTCGTCCTGGATCGCCTCCAGCAGCTGCCGGGCCGTCACGTCCTCGCGCCCGTCAATGCGGTAGTACGTGTCGTTCTCGGTGAGCCGGGCGTACACTTCCGTCCCCCCCTCCAGTACGAAGCGCACCTCGCCCTTATCGGCCTCCTTGTGGAGCGCCTCCGGGTCGTGGCCGCCGCCCAGGAGAAGAGAGATCGCTCGGAGGACGCTCGTTTTGCCGGTGTCGTTGTCGCCCCGCACGACGGTTACACCATCCGGGTCGAAGGCGAGCTTGCGCACGCCGAAGACGTTCTCGATTCGAATTTTCTCTACGTGGATCTGCTCAGAATCAGTCATGGGTGTTAGTCGTTATTCGAGAGAGTGAAAACTGCGCCCCACGCCCCGCCTCGTGGGTGGGTGGCGTGGGGCGTGGTACTAGGAGGGGGCGTCTTCGTCTTTAGAATCGTCGAGGGCGGTCTGCACGAGGTCCTCGAAGGACGCCGGCGCCTCCCCCGTGTCGCTTTCCTGGCGGGAGGCCCCCGGCGTATCCTCCGGAAGCTCCGGGCGCGGCTCCTGCGGCGCCGGGTCTATGTCCTCGCGTTTCGTGTCCGGGTTCGGGGCGTACCGCCAAAGCGGCTCGTCGTACTTGTCGAAGCCGCAGCAATGAAAGGCGTCCGGGTCGGCCCCGTACTCGGTGATGAACTCGTCTCGCGTCTCCGAGTCCATCGGCCGGGTCAGGCGCCGGCGGGTCTGCCGGTTCTCCTCGACGATCCGCTCGATGTCCGCCGGATTTAGGCCCTTCCCGTAGTTGTGGCTTGCATCCGGGTCAAAGGGTAGTTCCTTCATCACGAGGAGAAGCTCCGCTCGGCTGTACTCGCGGGTCCGGAGGAGACGGTAGATCATCTTGCTACGCTGGTCGGATGCCTCCGGCTCGACGGCGGCGAGGAGGTGCTTCGCGGCGGTCGCATAGTCCTCCTCCGTCGCCGGGGTCGTCCACGCCGGGTGCGGCTCCCCCTCATCGGTCCACAGGGCGGGCGTCGTCAATTGCGTTATCGATCCGGCTTTTAGCTTCGGCAGGTCGTTGTTTCGGGTCGTCTGCGGCGTTGTCTGGTCCGTCATAGGATTGGGAGGGCTGATTGAAGTCTCGGTCGAGAACGGCATCGGCGTAGTCTTGCGGCACGTCGGCGCGGCGGGCGATCACGTAGGCCGCGACGACCTTCGGCCACTCGTGCTCCTTCGCGTGCTGAATCGCGGTGTGCTCCTCAATGTCCGGCTGCCGGCCGCCGCCGGCGGAGCGCCACCATTGGTTCTTCGCGAGTTGAAGGAGATCGGCGGCCCGCTCCTCCGGGTCCTGCCCGTACTGCTCGTAGCACTCCGCCATCGCGTCGAGGAACCGGTGGTCCTTCTCCGGAAGCCAGTCCGGCGGGTCGCCCCGGAAGGGGTTCGCCGCTCCGGGCTTCGCCGGCTTCTTCGGCACCGAGTCCCCCGAGGGGCTTCCCGCGCCCGCGCCCGCGCCACCACTACTACTACTCTCTCTTTGTTTACTTCTCTCTTTGTTCTTATGGTGGTAAATCATTTGGGAGGGGGTGGAAACTGGTTTTCCACCCCCCTCCCCTAAATCATTTTCCACGGGGCAGGGCAAGAGGAAAAACTGATGGCTCGTGTTCGACCCGTCCTCGCGGGTCCGCTCCTTGTAGGCGAGCCACCCGAGCCGTACGAGGTCGTTGATCGCCTTCCGGACGGTCGGCCGGGAGAGGTCGACCAGGTCCGCAATCGTCGAAACGCTCGGCGTTGCGTCCTCCTCGTCGTAGTCGGCGCAGCAGGCGAGGGCGGCGTACACCGCGATCCCTCTCGTGCCAAGCCGGTCACCGTGCGCCCGGATTAGCTCCCGGCGTATCCACATCCAATTGCCGCGTCGTTGGTCGCGTACGTCAAATTGCATCGCGTCTTGCTTGTCTAGCCGAAAGAATACCGAAGAGGCCCCCGGCCCCGAGCGCCGAGGCCGGGGCGGCTCCGGCTAGAACGGAAGCTCCCCATCGGCGTCCTCGAACGCCTCGTCGTTCGGGTCGTCAGATTCGACGCTAACGGACTCGGCGGCGGCCTTTACCTCGTCCGGGTCCTGCGGCGCGTCTGCTGTCTCCGCGCCGCTCTCGGCCGTCTCGTCGGCTGTCTCGTCGCCAGGCAGTCTCTCGGCGTACTTATCGAGAAGCGCCTCCCCCGCACTCTTTACGGTCGAGGGGGGCCATTCCTCAACTTCGTTCTGAATAGCATCGTATGCCTCCTGGCGGGCTTCGCCTTTCCGCTCGGAAAGCGCCTCGTCGCGGGTTCGGATGCGCTCGGCGTTTTCCGGGGAGAGGGCAAACCCGAAGACCTCTTCCGTCTCCGGCTCGCTGCTTGCCTGCGCCTCTTCCGCGTCCGGTTCGGTCAGCCCGGACGGGTCGATGGTCGTACCGGCGTCGTCCGGGATCGCCTCCGCCTCCTCCGCGAGGTAAAGCCCTTCGAGGACCTCGGGAAAGCAGTCGCGGAGGCACCACGACCGCGCCCGCATCTGAAGCATCCGGCGCGGGTAGTCGGACCACGGGCCGCGCCCGCCCCACAGGCCGGCGTTCTTCGCCTCCTGCTCGGAGAAGGTCTGCCGGGTCGGCTCCGGCTTTCCCGTCTTCTGCGCTTCGCAGATCGCGGTCAGCCCGCGCTCGGTCTGCTCCTGCCACTCCTTTACGTACTCGGCAAGGCCGGACTGCTCGACGAGGGCGAGGGCGGCGTCTCCGTAGATCGCCGGCTTTCCGTTAATGACCGCGACGGACTGAAGAGACTGAAGCGGCCGGAGGCCGACCTCCATCCCGTACAGAATCGCGAGCGTCACGTCCTGCGGCTTCCCCCGGTAGGACTTCGGGCAAAGCTGCGATTGGGAAACGGTCTGCGCGAACTGTTCTAGCTCCCCGAGCGTCTGCGGGATCATCTTCGAGGCGACCGATTGCGGGGACGGCGGGGCGCCGTCGCCGGTCGTCTGTAAACTAGTCGGATCAGACATAAGCAAGGTCTGTTTGTGCGTGTGATTGCGAAAGTAACCGACGCTGCCTCCCTCCCGGCAGAGGGGTGTTTCCGGCAGCGTTTCGCCCCTACGAGGGGCTCGTCAGGGCTACTCCTTCAGGCGGCAGAGCGTCCGGTCGCCTGTGTGTTCGATCTCGACGTCAGCGCCGGCGGCCGGGTCTTCGTGCTCGCGCCGGCGCTTCTCGCGGTAGGCGCTCCGCTCGTCCATCTTTCGCCTCTTCCGCTCGTAGCGTCGCCGCGCCTTCTCGTCGTAGGTCGATACGGCGTCTTGTACCTCCCACGTCGTGAGCCCCTCCATCGGGAAGGGCCAGGTGTACTGCGCCCGCCATACCTTCCCGCCCCGAGGCGTCGGGTCGACGACGCGGACAAGTTCGAGGCGGTAGAGGGACCGGTCCTGCCGTCCGGGCACGAGGGCCGCCCGGAAGGCGCCGGTGTCAATCGGTTCTCGTTTCGATTCCTGAACGCAAGGCATTTCAGTTTCGTCTATGTGGAGAGGGCTTGTCGAGGGTGACGGCATCCTCGCCCTTACGGGCGTCGAGCCGAGAAAGCGGCTCCGCGTCCGTCGTCTCCGGCGGCGACCACCGGAGCCAAAGGGCGCAGGCAATCCCGGCGGCGTAGACGAGAGTGCCGGCGAGGACAAGGGTAGCGGCAGGGCTTAGGTCAGGCATCGTTATCACCTCCGCCGAACGGCGCCTTTACGTCGCAGTCCTCGTGCCAGTCGGCGCCGCATTGCCGGCACCGGTAGAGCTTCCGCGTAGTGTGGATGCCGTACGGCCCTTCCGCGTCCCACCCCTCCTCGACGGAGCGGAGGGCCGTATCGGTCGAGCCGCACTTCGGGCAAGTGTGTCTCATTGAATCGGGGCGTCTTTCGTAGAGAGTCGAAGGTAGGCCCGCGCCGCAAGGTCGCGGCGCAGGTCGGAGCACTTCGCGAGGTCGAGGCGGCGGGCGAGGGCCGAAGGCGAAATGTCGCTTCGGCAGCCGCAGGAGAGGACCGGGCGGATCATCGCGTCACCACCTCCGCGCCGGACCGGCGGTGATAGAGCACCGTGATCGCTTGCAGGGCCTCCGAGTAGGTTTTGACGCCTTCGGCCGCCTGCCG